TCTTTTATTTAAGTTATCTTGTATCATACTGATTCCAGACATATATCCTCCTTACCAGTACTGTCTATTGTTTATTATATTTTTAAGTATATCATATGATCTGACATCCTGCACATCTTTATACCCGTCAGGTATCTCAATGTATGACAATGCGATTTTGTGCCTTAGCTCATAGTCTAATCTTACACTACCGCGTTGTCCAGCCACATCATTATCTAAGCATACCACGATTTCTTTAGTTGGTAAACTTAATAATAGTTCTATTTGTCGTTTTGAAGGAATCGCTCCTAAAATAGACACAGCATGAAATCCTAATTGATTCAACCATATTGCGTCTAATGGACCCTCTGTCACACATACCATATCAGTATTTGATTCTAATTGATTCTGACCAAATAGTATATGTGATTTTTTAAAACCTTTTGAATATAAATACTTTGGTATTTGATTCTCCTGTCTAACAACCCATCCAACAGCTCTATTGTTTTCATCCAACATCGGAATAACTAAACCGTTACTACCTGTAACACCACAATGCCATTTTTTCATGCTTTGCTTTGTAAAATCTCTATCAAATATCCACTGTGGGACACTGCCTAATTTATATGGTATCTTAACCTCTGACAATGTTGTCTCTTCTACTTCTTCAACAAATGTAAATAAATCATCCTCTATAATAGTTCTGTATTTACTTAGATAGTCTGTAACTTCATAGTATTGCCAATCTTTATACTTTCTAATAAAACTTATCAATCCACCTTGTCCGCACCCTGCAAAACATATCCATAGACCCTTATCAACATTTATTGAGCAAGACTCACTTGTATCGTGATGAAAAGGACAAAGAATAGATATTTGACTGCCGCCGCTAGGGATGTCAACGCCTAAATTTAATAAAGCTCTTGTCCAGTCTATGCTAGTGTTGTTGCTTGATTCTGTAGACAAAACCATTAGACTCCTTCCAAAATCTCATATTTTCGTATGAATTATCAGGGAATGTAGTTCCACATTGAAAACAATACGGATCATTCTTAACTAAACCTAAAACAGTTTTCAATAGTAAAGCATTAGGGTCAATAATAGTTAACCCTATCGGTAACTTCCCCTGTACAGAACATTTACCACACTTGTATTTTTTAGATAAACGACTCATTATTCTCCTCAATTCTACCTTTATCTACGTCCCAAATAAATTCAGCTTCTCTACCACCTAAATCCCCATCTCTGTATTTTTGGAACGCTATCTCTCTTAATTTTGGCTCACCCTCTACCATACACATAGATACTGCTACATCAGAAGCACGTATTAATGCGTCACCAAATGCTACTTGACTTGCAGTTGGTTGTGTATACATATTAGCCGCATCTCTAGTTGCTTGTGTAGAAGCTATGACAGTTGTATTTGTGGATAGTGCCATTGTTTTTAAACCATAAAATAGTGAATGTGACTGTTCCCATGCTGCTTTATTAGAATCATGGGTAGATATTAAGTAAACACCATCAATAATTAACACTTGCGGCTTGTATTTCCGCACTAAATTAGTAATGCTTGGTAACGATATACTATCCTCCCCGCTTATGTGGTCACACACTAACAAGTTTTTAAAATTAGTCTTCTGTAAAAACTCTTTATATTTTTCTTCATCAATTTTATATCCAGTCCTTAGTGCTGTATGAGAAAGTTCATACCCTGTTGAATGTGCTAACAACACATCCATCCTCAATGCTATTGATGAAGTAGGCATTTCAGTAGATACTAACAGAGTTTTGTGTCCACTAAGTATCGCATCTGCTGCTAACTTACAACACAACCATGTCTTACCCACGGTTGGACGTGCATAAGCAGTAACTAAATCCCCTTTTTGCCAGCCCACTCCTGTAGCATTAACCATCCTAAAAGGTGTTCTTATACCAATTAAATCATCCCCCATCTTTCGTATATTACTTTTTTTCTGCCATTCTTCATATCTATCCATATCTCCTGTATCATACTGATTGACATCTGCATCATGTAATATTTCTACGTCATTTAAATTATCCATTATTGTACCCAGAGCTTTTTTTGGATTCTCCCTGAGTAGTGCTTTGTTATTAGCAAAGGCATTTACAATGTGTCTAAACATAACTTGTTTACTAAATTCACTTAACGCGTAATTAAAATTAATTGATTGTGCTTCTGGTTTTAACGTGTTAAATTTTTCTAATAGTAATTCTGTTTTTGGAAACTCTTTATATTCGTCAATATGTTCTTGAATAAACAAATATGCGTCTGCATGTTCTACAAAGTCTTTACCACTGTAGGTGAATTGCTTATAATTACCCGCATCACACAATCCGAAAATGATGCCTGACTCTATAAAATTGTAATTTTCCAATATTATTTCTCTTCGTTTAACTTATTGCGTAAAGATTTCTTTACTTTGTATATCGAATAGTTTACCACAGTTTCTTTACCATTGACATGTTTTGTTTTGGATAGTTCTTTTAAGTTTTCTTCAATGGTTTTCATAGTCTTGTTCATAAACTTGTCTTTTAAGAACTGTTTTTCCCCATCATCGAGTCCTAATGACTCTAAATAATCTATAAATTCTACTTCATCTAAGTTTTCGTCTAACTGTTTTACAAAGTCACTTAATTTATAACTACCTTCACCAGCGTCATCACTTGTAGTAGCATCTAAACTTTGCCCATGTATTTTTTTACTTGCTTGCACCCATAAAGTTTTTAGTCTATTTACCATAGCCGTGTGTAAATATGTGTGAAAGATGGCATTTCTGTTTGGTTTATACAATTTAGCTGCTTTTAAAACTATCATGCGTAGTTCTTGAGCTAAATCATCGCGGTCATGCCCCTGTATATAAATATTAGATAACATCCTATTTATTTTAGGTTCCCACTGTAATATTAAATCATTATCTATTTTCATTTTGATTATGTTTTCTATAGTTTTGATAGCACTCTGTAGTGCAATAAACATTTTTTAATTTCAACTTTACTCCCTGCCGCACACGTTTTTTAGTTCTATAAAAAATTGCTCTACACCAACTACACTTTAGCCTTATTCGATTCCAAATAAACGAACATCCGTCTACATGAACTTTCCCTCGACTTCTTTCCCCCTTCATAATTGGTTTATCGCATACTTTACAGTATATCACATTTCTAGCTTTAGGTACGTTTGTTTGTAGATTATTTTTAAGTAAAACTCTCCGTGCATAGGACACGTCTACCCCTACTTGTCTAGCAATCTCAGATGTAGTCATGAAAGGATTGTGTTTTCGTAATCTTACAACCTTATTCTTTGGCTTCATTTTTTAGATCGTCTATTTCTTGTCTTAACTTTTTAAGTTCTTGTAACAGTAAAACTGATAACAATGAATATTTAACCGATTCTACTTGCCCATCTTCATTATATGATACCAACTCAGGTACAAATTCTTCAACTTCCTCAGCTATCAAGCCAAAGTCTATTTTTTCTGGTGTCTTTTTATTATTAAAAGTGCTTGGTTTTAAATTGTACAATTTACTCGTGTCTACTTCTAATTCTCTAATATTTTCTTTATATCTAGCTGAACTAGTTATCTTGATAACTTTACCAGCACTACTAATTTGAAGATCAAAGTCTGATGATGAAAGATCCGTTGGATTTAAAAATAGTTCTTTCCATCTGAAATCACTGCTACCAGTGCCCCCTGTAATAGTACCTAAGTTATATGTATCGTCTGCAGTTGGAACCCAACTATTATTTACATCCCCTGCTAACATGTTGCCACCTATTACAAATGGTGGCTGTCCATCTTCGTCTGCAGCAAGTCCAGAATAGCTCGTTGAGCCGTCTTGTTTTCTTGAGCCCCCTATTTGTATATATGGGATAATTTTAGCTTTTGCTCCGTCTGATGCAGAAGCATGTGAATTAGTTTTTGATCCCCAAATTTTTGCAACAGTTAATCTTTGCTGTGAATACGGAAAAGTATAAGTGCTGGAAGACTCTCTTCCCCCTCTACCGTTTCTTAATTCATACGCAACTTCTGTAGAAATTTGAAATGCTGTTCTACTTGCTGCTGGTTCAAAATACAATATATATCTTTCATCTGCCATCCCATCATTGTCATCATCGTTACCAGTTATTGAAAACCCTGTAGTATCACCTTTAGCTATATCGTAAGTTTCGCCATTGTAATATAAAAGACCCTCAGTCCAGTTTGCTGCTACCCCTTTTGAAGATCCGCTTTCTAATCCCGGTGCAATTCTACCAGTATAATGAGCTACATTACTATATGTAAAAGGTGCAAAACTGCCTGCATAGTCATCATCTACATAATCATCTAAATTATTTATTGACGGTCTATATGCAGAGATTGTATCTTGAGCATCAGACCCTCTTAAACCTAGTGTTTCTATATCTGTATAAGATGTTTCAGCAGTTTCTGTATATACTAATGATGTGACTACCATTCTACCACCTTTTTGTACATCAATATTTTGATGTGGAGCATCTACTGATACGGTCATACCTGCTCTAAGAGGCACATATATTCTGACATAATCATTAGCAGCTAAACTACCCGTATTTAACACAGTGGTAAATTCATCGGGGTCTACTTTAGCAATGTATCCATGAGCTGCTTCAACTCCATTTTGACCTGTAAGTTTTATTATAGAATGCCCTGCTCTAATTCCAAATACAGTATATCCCCCAGAGGCACCTACAGCATCCATTTGTAATCCGTTACTATTAGCATCTGCATCTGTAATCTCGTTAATAGTGTATGATCCACTACTTGTAGTCGTAATTGTGTCACTACCTGTAAGTTGATTTTCAATAGATTGATAAGGATAGTTTCTGTCCACTTGCATTCTACCTCTTACTTTAGGCATCATAGATTGTTGTATTCTAGCAGCGACTGCCTCTCTAATATTATGATAGTTGTCTTCCATACCGAAGTCCATATTAATAACAATCTTTTCTTCCTTAACTGTTTGAGGTCTAAACGGATCTACATCCTCAGTGCTCGTACTATCTGTTAATGTAAAGTAATCATTGTTAGAAACTTTATTTAAATATAATTTTTCCCCTGCTACTACGTCTGAGTTAGCTCTTCTAGTGCTAGTTCCAGACAATAAAGCAAACCCAGTTCTAGCAGCTTCATCGCCAGCACCTATAACTACGTTACTTGCATACTGTAAGTAACCTATTAAGTTTCCAGAGCCATCAACCACTCTGCTTTCAAAGTCAGTTTCACCACCTACGTTTAAATTAGGGTCATGTACACCGTGTTTGTCACGCCTATCAGTTGCATTAGCTGTGCTATCAAGAGGTGCTACTAAAGGTTTAGCTACATTACCAGTAGTTTCATAAGCGGTATTCAAACCATTGTTTGTGTTTTTAACATTTTTATAGTTAAAGACTTCCATCTCAAGTTGTCTAAGCACGCCTTGTTTGTCTCTATACCTAACATTAATTATGTTTACTTGTTCTATATCTAAATTATCAAAAGACGCTCCCGGTTTCATTAACCTTGTAATACCATTTTCAGAGACTGCGGTGCTATCATCATGATGTATTCTAAGTACAGGTGACATTGGTGTGGAGCTTTGTGGTAGTCCGGGATAATGACTAGATTGAAAATAGTTAAACATCACTGGTGGTTTGTGTGCTGTAGAAAAACTAGTTTGATTTGGATCAATATAATATGTATATCCAAATCTATTACCTATAGTTTCATCAGATAATGCTAATCTAGTAATTCCTTTTAACACGCTTTGGTTAGAAACTCCTAAACTAAAATTATGCGTGATACCATTTGTTTTCTTTGAGTTTCTAGACGGGTCAAATCTGACTGTGCTACCTGAAACAGTTTCTACAGTGGTAGTATTTGCACCTACTCCTAATGTGCTTGTATCACCAGCATGTTGAAATCGTTGGATGTAGGCTTGTAGTATTTCAGATACTTTATAAAAACCCGCA